TGTTCAACCTGCTCTTCGAAATTTTATGGAAGAGTATTCTGCTAATTGCGGTTTCATTCTTACTTGTAATTTTGTTAATAAGATTATTGCCCCACTCCACTCTCGATGCTCCGTCGTTGAATTCAAAATGCGGAACGCCGACAAGCCAAAGTTGGCAGGACAGTTCTTCAAACGAGTTGAGTGGATCCTAGAAAGGGAAGGGATTGATTATGAACAGAAGGTTGTTGCTGAACTCATCACTAAACACTTTCCTGATAATCGCCGCATTCTGAACGAACTGCAGCGTTACAGCGTTACTGGTCGCATCGACTCTGGTGTTCTTGCTAATCAAACTGAATCAAATCTAAAGGTGTTGATGGACGCACTGAAGAACAAAGAGTTCTCTAATGTGCGCAAGTGGGTTGGTCAGAATATCGATGGAGACATGGCTCCGTTCTTTCGCAAGTTCTACGAAACAATCCATGACTATGTTGCTCCAGCATCCATTCCTCAGATTGTGGTCACACTCGCTGACTATCAATTTAAATCAGCGTTTGCTGCTGATCAAGAGATCAATACAATGGCGATGCTGACTGAGATTATGGTTGATGCGGAGTTCAAATAATGTTTTTTGATATCGGATGGAGCGAAGCAGTTATAATTTCACTGGTGTATTTTCACATTACTGCGATTTTGTTTAGTATATATTATCATAGATCCGTCATTCACAATCTGGTCACATATTCCCCTAAAACAATAAAAATATTTGAATTTATTGCTTCAATAACGCATGAACAAAATATTTTTTTATTGAGGGGCGGGCATTTAAATCATCACCAATACTCTGATAGACCTGGAGATGTAGTTTCTCCACATGTTAGTGGATGGAAAAATATAATGGTCTATCCAATTTTTAGGAAAAGTGCTAAACTTATTATTTCTCTCATTCCGTTCACAAAAAACACATCCTACGAAAAAATATTTTTTGTGATCATGAATATCTTTTTGTTTGGTGCGCAAGGAGTAATGATAAGTTTTCTCATGTATTTTTTCATATATTTTTTTGGCAATTTTGTTTTTGATGGTCTTGCACATTTACCATATGTTGGCTACAGAAATTACAATACTGACGATAGCAGCAGAAACATTTTGCCTTTTGGTTTATTGGCTGCAGGAGAAGAACTACACAACAATCACCATGCCGATCCAATGAATATCAAATATAGTCATAAATGGTTTGAATTTGATATAGGATATATGTACATTAAGATTCTAGAAAAGTTTAATTTGGCAAAAATTAATTATGGCAAAGACCAATCCATTTGACTTCACCAATTCCATCAATCAGACCAAGCAGGATTTGATGCGTGGTACTGCCAATGATAAGATTGCGGAGAAGTCATACAGTCCATTTCTAACCAATCGTGCTTTGTCGTATCATAATGACACTGTATTCTACGCAAACGAGATGAATACACGCCATCATCTAGACAATTTGCTTCAGTTTGACTTTTTGCTAAATATCGTGAGACCTAAAAAGCGATATGCAAAATGGTCGAAAAAAGATAATGATGGTGATGTGTTGATCGTTAAAGAATACTTTGGTTATAATGAAACTAAAGCACGCCAAGCACTCGCCATCCTAACCCCCGAACAATTGACCCAAATAAGAATAAAACTACAGAAGGGTGGAAAAGATGGTTGAAGATATGATTGAGGTTCTTCTTAAGAACGAAGACGACTTTTTGAAAATTAGAGAAACTTTGACGAGAATTGGTGTAGCATCTAAAAGAAACAGAACAATTTATCAGTCTTGTCATATCCTCCATAAACAAGGGAGATATTACATTGTACATTTTAAAGAACTGTTTGCTCTCGACGGCAAGCCATCTAACTTTGCCGAGGAAGATATTGCGAGGCGTAATACTATTGCCAATCTGCTTGCTGAGTGGGGTCTTGTTGATCTTGTTGATGCTAGAAGAAGCGGTGAACCCATCGCACCTCTATCGCAAATAAAAGTGCTTCCGTATAAAGAGAAAGATGAATGGGAACTTGTAGCAAAATATAATCTTGGAAAGAAAAGATAATGTATGTTATACAATGATGATGCGGTTTTTGTCCATGTTCCTAAAACTGGTGGACAAAGTATTGAAGAATTGATTGGACAAATTTGGAATGGATATGGTGATCAGCACGAACCTTTATTTACTTTAGAGAAAAATAATCCAGAAATAAAAAGAAACAAATTTTGCTTTGGGTTTGTGCGAAACCCATTTGATCTTGAAGTCAGCAATTACATATGGCACACAAGAACAAACAGTCAGGTTGCTGTAGACAGTTTTGATGACTGGATCAAATGGAGATATTATGAACAAACTGGCATTCTTACCTATGATGACTTTCGTGATAAAGATGAATATTGGTATTTGAAGGGATTTGCGAAAAATCCTCAAGTTGGGTTTTTTGTTAACCCTGCTGGTGATTGGTTGGTAGACTTCGTTGGTAGATTCGAAACATTAAAAGAAGATTGGGAATTTATCTCAAACAAATTAAATCTTCCGAAAGAACTTCCACATGTCGGCAAAACATTTAAGAAAAAAGATTATAGACTCTATTACAAAAATGCAGAAACGGTTGATATTATCACGGAAGCGCATAAAATAGATCTTGATGTGTTTAATTATGATTTTGAAAAGGGTATGACCTCCAAAGAGATCAACAAAGATATCCCAATACACATACATATACACCACAACTACAACTATTATTATGGATAAGATTATGGAAATTGAAAAAACTAATTTTGAAATGGTGGGTGAGTTTATGACTGCTTTTGGTCAAGAAGTTCGAACTAAAGCAAAGATGCCGCCAGTTAATGTTCAGGCACTTCGTTATGACTTGATCAAAGAAGAACTGCAAGAGTTCTGGGAAGCAACATGTGCTAATGATCTTGTTGGCGTTGCTGATGCACTGACTGATCTTCTCTATGTTGTCTATGGTGCTGGTCATGCATATGGAATCAATTTGGATACTTGCTTCCATGAAGTCCATGCATCAAACATGAGCAAGTTGGGTGCAGATGGAAAGCCAATCTATCGTGAAGACGGTAAAGTGTTGAAAGGACCAAACTTCTTTGAACCAGAACTTGAGGAAATTGTATTTCCACCAGAAATTCCGCAGATGGAACTTGACTTTTCTTGAATTTTATAGTATAAATAAAAATGTCCGCCGAAAGGGGACATGTTTTTAATCTCGCTGAAAAGGAGAACTATTATGGTTAATACAGCCGATGCACTTGCGCCATTAAATCAGATGGCAAAACATCTCAACTCATTTGGTATTGGTCACGACAGTTTGTTTGACCGACTGTTTCAAGTACATGAAGAAGTTGAACGATCTACCAAATATCCCCCATACAATATCGTAAAAGAAGGCGATAACAACTTCGCTATCGAGATCGCTGTTGCTGGTTTTGAGAAAGATCAGTTGACTATTGAACAAGATGGCGATAAGATTACTGTGAAGGGTGAAGTTGGATCACCAGCTGATGACTTTACCGAGTATCTTTATCATGGTATCGCCAAGCGTCCATTTACTCGTGTGTTCACTATTGCTGATCATGTTGAAGTAAAGGGTGCTGGTATTGTGAATGGTATGCTTACAATTCAGTTGGAGCGTGTGATTCCTGAAGAACTGATGCCGAAGCAGATTCCGATCCTCTAAACAAACTGGGGAGCTTCGGCTCCCCTTTTGGATTATGTATGAAGTGGAAAGTCTGGTGCCGCACGCTTGGCACAAAAGTATCTGAAGATAAAAAAGAGGCAGATTATGCTTGCCTTTTTAGGACGATCTATACTATAATAATGTTTGCGACTTGCTTCTTTATTATTGCTAACACGGTTCGACACTGGTGAAATTCTACACAAACTTCTTCATGCGTGGCAACTTCGTTGTTGTGCGTGGGTATGATCATGGTTCACGATTCACTGATCGAATCGAATACAAACCAACGCTGTATGTTCCTGCCAAGCAGATGACTGACTGGCAGTCGTATGATGGTCAGTTTCTGGAACCAATTCGGTTTGGTGCGATCCGTGATGCTCGTGACTTTGTCAACAATTATTCCGATGTAGATGGGTTCAGTATCTTCGGATCTACTCTCTACGATTATGTCTGTGTTCATGAGAACTTCACTCAAGAATATGACACAGAGTTTGTTAAGGTTGTCAACATCGACATCGAGGTTGCATCAGACGATGGGTTTCCCGATCCAGTTGCCGCAACCAAACCTGTAACAGCAATCACTGCCAGCATCGGTGGCGCATACTATACATTTGGTTGTGGTGAGTACAACAACACCAATGAGAATGTAACCTACATTCAATGTGAGAACGAACGACACCTGCTCCAAAACTTTATTGCTCATTGGCGTCATTGGGATGCGGACATCATCACTGGCTGGAATGTTCAGTTCTTTGATATTCCCTATTTGTATAATCGTATCACTCGTGTTCTGAGTGAGAAGGATGCCAAGAAACTTTCTCCAGTTGGTATGTCCAACGAGCGAGATGTACAGATCATGAATCGCACACAGCGTGAAGTTGAGTTGATTGGCATGTCAACGCTGGACTATCTCGAACTCTACAAGAAGTTCACTTATTCTCAGCAAGAATCATATCGACTTGATCACATTGCCAGTGTGGAGTTGGGTGAGCGCAAACTGGATTACTCTGAGGTGGAAACTCTCCATCAGTTGTACAAGTTGGACTATCAGAAGTTCATTGACTATAACATCAAGGATGTGGAGTTGGTCAATCGTCTTGAAGATAAAATGAAGCTGATTGACATGGCACTGGCTATTGCCTATGACGCTAAAGTGAATTATAATGATGTGTTCACTCAGGTAAGAATGTGGGATGTATTGATCCACAACTGGTTGTATGATCGCAAAAAGATTATTCCACCGAAGGTTGCAAAGTCTAAGAATGCGCAATATGCTGGAGCATATGTAAAAGACCCACAAGTTGGTATGCATGAGTGGGTGATGAGTTTTGACTTGAACAGTCTGTATCCTCATCTGATTATGCAGTACAATATCAGTCCTGATACCTTTGTCGAAGAACGATATGAAGATGTCACGATTGAGGAGTTGCTGGATGGCAAGATGTATCGTGAAGATGGATTGTGCATGGCAGCGAATGGCAGATTCTTTAGCACACACAAGCAAGGTTTCTTGCCAGAGATGATGGAAAAGATGTATAATGATCGAGTGATCGCAAAGAAGAAGATGCTTGAGTCTCAAGCATTGTTGGAAGAAGTTAACAGGAGATTAAAATGAATGCAGGTGACATTGTAACAGTACTGACTGTTGCTGGTGAGTTTATTGGTAAGCTGAAGCACAAAGATGGTGACGCAGTAACGCTCGAAGATCCTCGTATGTTGGTTCAAGGTCAAGATGGCGCAATGGGTTTTGGTTATGGCGTTTGTGTTACTGGTGAAAAGAATCCAAAGGTTGTTGAATTCATGGGTGTGGTGTTGATCACTCCGACGAATGAGGATATCATTAAGGCATGGAGACAGGCAACCAGCGGATTGATTACTTGATGAAACCAGTATCTGAAATGTCCAAGCAGGAGTTACTCGAAGCACGAGTGCAACTGCAGAAGGATATCTCTAAATACAAGAACCTTCAATTGGCGAAGAAGGTTCAGCTAAACTCGGCATATGGTGCACTTGGGAATCAGTACTTTCGATTTTTTGATGTGCGACAAGCTGAGGCAATTACTTTGTCTGGGCAATTGTCAATCCGTTGGATTGAGAGGAAGATGAATGAATATCTCAACAATCTACTACAAACTGAAGAACAAGACTATGTCGTGGCGGGAGATACGGACTCGATTTACATCAAAGTTGGCGACTTGGTACGCAAGGTCTTTGGTTCGGGAGTCGACACTGTCAAGGTCGTCAATTTCTTGGACAAAGTTGCAAGTCAGAAGCTGGAACCTTTTATTGACCAAAGT